TGCCATCGTTGCTCCAGCCATCCGCTGTGTTCGGATGTCCCTTGGGAGTGTTGTAGGTCTCCGTCTTACAAAAGTCCACATCGAAATCGGCTGTGTCCGTCATTTGCATGGGAGTCGTCCATGCGCTATCTTGGGGCGTCAATCCGTCCGAGGTGAATATTCTCTTGCTCATCCACACGATGGAATCACCGCTGGGAATGGTGTCGTTCCAGCCCTTGGGCACGGGAGAAGAGAAAGACCCTCCACTGGGTGCGGTAGGCTCACTGTTTTGGCGCACAAAGACAAACGAAGTGAAACTCGTCTGACCTTTCTCGCCCTTCACCTTACAAACCTTCCAATCGTCCCACACTCCATTCTGCTTGACACAAGTAGCCATCCAAATGGCATCGGTAGCGTCATTGCTCCAGCCCGTGGCGGTATTCGGGTGCCCGGTAGGCGGCGTATAGCTCTCGGCCTTACACCAATCGACATCGAAATCGGCTGTATCGGTCATCTGCATGGGCGTGGACCATGAATCGCCTTGCGGGGACCGGCCATCGGACGTGAATACCCGCTGGCTCATCCACACCTTCGCCTCGCCGGCGGGAACGGCATCATACCAACCGCTCGGCACGGGGGAGGTGTACGAGCCTCCCGAAGGCGCATTTGGAGTCGTGTTCTGACGCACAAAGACATAAGAGGTGAAACTGACCTGGCCGTCCGCTACGATGGGAACGGTCTCCTTATCCATCATGGTCGTTCCTTTATACAGCACGAAGCCCACGGCAGTGGCGAGGGTAGATACGTCCACCGAGGAATTGATGGTATAGTCTGCCTCCGAACCGCTGTCCTTAACGACTTTCATCGAGTAACCGGAAGGTAACGAAGTCGTGGTGCTGCCACTCTTTCCATTCGTATATCGTAGTTTGCATGATATCGAAGAGGGTGTGACCGTCCCGCTATTGCTCACCTTAATGGCACTGATTGATGGAAGCAACTGATAGATAACCGCATTCTCTCCGCACACCTGCTTATTGACCACAAAGTAGAGAGTACGCTGGTAGGTTACACCACCAAAGTTGGCCGTACCAGTAATGGGGATGCGCAGCGTCTGAGCCGCCGCCTGAGTGATAGCGGAGACCGTCACCACCCCTGTACTCTTGTTGGCCGTGGCGGTAACGCCAGTCACGCTACCCACCGACAAGGATATAAGCGATAACTTCTCATTGCCAGCGAACATCGAGAAGGTAGTGCTTACCGGCAAGAATCCGTCCAGCACCTTGCCGTCCTCATCGCAAGCAACGGCGTCCATCTCGTTATCAAAATCCGCTACAATTGTACTCTTACCGTCTACTATAATCGGAATATTCTCCGTGTCAATCAACGTGTCGCCCTTGTACAGATTAAGCGTCACCGTACCCGTCAGTCCCGAGCCGGAAATGTCTATCGCCGTGCCGTAGGAGTAAGCGTTCTCCATACCGTCATTGATGGCATACTTGATGGAATAGCCAGAGGGCATACTGGAGAGCACCGTGGATGTGCGCCCATCGTACTGATTGACCTTGACAGTGAGCACTTGGTCGGAGTAATTGCCTTCCTCGTCCACCTTAATGGCACTGACCGAGGGGAAAAGCTGGTAGATGACGGCGTTCTCGCCAGCCACCTGCTTGGTGATGGTGAGGTTGCACGTCTTGCTGTATTGAATCTGTGCGCATGTCACCTTGGCGGTAATAGGTATAACAAACTTCTCAGCTGTGCCCGTGATGCTCGATACCGTCACCACGCCCGTGGAGCGGTTGGTCTTGGCGGTCACTCCGCTCACGCTTCCCACCGTCAGAGAATCCAGCGACAACTGCGTGGAGCCTCGGTATACCTTCATCGTAGTGGTGATGGGCAGGCCGAAGAGGTAGTTGCCGTCCTCGTCACAAGCGATGGCGTCATTCTCGTTGGTGAGATCCGCTACGATGGGTGAGGATCCGTTGTACACGGCGGTCACTTGATAGGTTTTTTGAAAGGAGGCATTGCCCTCGCAGTTCACGGTCAATTCTACGTAGCAATGCAGCGGGTCGGAGATAGTCAGCACGGTAAGCACACCGGAGATGAGCGTAGCCGAGCAGCCCACACAGTGCAGGCCCACCACAAACTTTCCATCGTCCATCGACGTGGAGTACTCCAGTTCCTCGCTGCCCTTGAACGCCTGGATGCGGGTCGTCAGTCTATATCCCAGCGCCACCACGTTGTATTTCCCCGTCACAATGTTGTAGGCATCACTCACCACGTTGTACGTGGCTTCCGTTCCGCCTACTATTTGGTTGTCCTCGTCAATGGTAATCACTCCTTCCTCACCAGTGAGGCTCACCGAGTAGGCTGGGTCGCCTTTCAATTGAATGAGTTGCTCGGGACGAAACTGTATGACGCTGTTCTTGAAGTAGACATTATCACCGTACAGACCGTACCCGCTCAGCTCCATGGAGCTTACGGTAAGTCCCGTCAAGTCTCCGTACTGCGAGGCGATATTCTTGTCCGGGTCAATGACCCAAGTATTCACGTCACGTAGCACACGGATGTATTTTCTCGTATGGTAGACACTTCCCTGACGGTCTGTATTGATGAAATTACCGTACACGGCAAAGGTCATGGCAGCGCACGGGTGCATGGTCGTACCCGGTTTCAGGGCGTACTTAAAAACGCATACGCCCTCCTTATTGGTGATTATCTCTGTGGGCGTGAAATAGGACGTGGAAAAGCCGTATGTCGTCAGAAAACCGCACTCGTCCTGCGTGTTGGTCTGCTCGCCTTGACCGTAGTTCGAGAAGATACCACGGCAGATGTCGTTCTGCTCCACCTCGCCCCACTCGCCCTCTTCGAGCTTTAAGTAAACGATTTGATTGTCGGTGTCTACCGAGAGGATGATTCCACATCCGGCACAGTTCCACCATTCACCCGAGACGAGCTGGATGCGGTTCTTTCTCAATTCGGGCGTGTCGATGAACCCTCGTGATATGAGCGATTCCAATTCTGCGTTGCCTAACTTGTCTATCCGTCCTCCGTAACCGCCTACATAACCCGAGACGAACTTGTCTCCGAAGATGGCTTCACCTTCGGATTGCAGCCCCTTTGCGAAGGTGATCTTCCCCGAGGCGGTGTCGGCTTTCTTCTTCGAGAGGTAGTCCTGCTGCACTCTCAATGCGGAGAACACATTCGTATCGGTGGGCTTGGTGGAATCGTTAGTGCCAATGACATACACCCCGCTTCCCGAAGTGCCGGTATAGGTCTGACCGTTGAGCGTGACATTCTCAATCTGCTGCTCCAAATCGCCCAGCCTTGAATATGCAAGCGTTTCACCAATGGTAAACACCGGGGAATCGTATCTCTTGTCAAGATTGTATTCAAAGCCTATCACACGTGAGAGCCGGCTGCCCGTCTCGAAGTTACCATCCGAGATAAGGTTCACCATCTGCCCCACCTCGAACCACTTGGCGTAATCCTCGTTGATATTTCCATCTTCATCCAGTCCGTAGATGTAGTCGGACATCATCTTGCAATCATACGTCTTGGGGTCGATTTTCGTTTTCTTTACGTAGGCTTTCGCCTTGTCAAGAAGTTCGTACTCGGCTTCCTTAACCAATCCCAAATCACTGATATAATCCGTGTTCCACCCATCCAGGACGAACTTGTCACCTATTGACGGATAAAGCACATCATCGGGCAACTCACGTCCGTAGTCCTCATTGATGACAATCTCGAAGTACTGCGCTTCGGGATTCCACTCGTCATTGACTTTCTCGGGCTTGCCCTCGGGATTGAACACAGCCGTGAAGGTCATACCGGCCAACTTACCCGTGGAGAACTTCACATCCAAATCGGTTCCGTCAATGCGATAGTCCTCCGAGAAATTGAAATCGCTTGTATGGATGCGATAAAACGTCTTTTCCGTGGTCGTACCGTCCTCTTCCTCCACCTTGTCCGTGTAGGTCTTAATATCCGTGATGGGTGTCTCGGTTCGAGGGTAGACTTCATCGAACACCACAATGGACTCCACCGCCTCTTCCTGCGTCATACCCTCGTAGGCGTCCACATAAGGAGTTCCTTCGGGCAGCATCAGTCTTGTGACCACCACCCCATTGACCACCATACTGCTGTCAGCCTGGCGGTAATTAGTCGGGATGTTCTTCGTGGAGCCAAAAGCGTAGATACGTGTCGCATAAGTCGTCTTGGAGTCCGTGGAGGTCATGCTCTCCACGTTCTTCCCAATCTCGAAGTCCACAGCGGTGCCCTTCTCGCAGCGTCCGAAATGGATGATGTTGTCCGTCACCCACCACTCGCAATCCCATGCCTCTGCAAGGCTCGTCAGAGCGTCAATGAGATTCGTATTGTCGAAGGGCACCACTTGCGAAGTGTCCTCAACGGAAGAATCTATCACATACGTGAAGTCCTTTCCGTTATAGGTATATTCCAAAGCGGTGAGATTTTTCAAGAAGAGGGTGAGGAAGGTGCCCAATGTGGAGGTCAATGACCACGATGCCTCCTGCCCTCCGTAGTCGGGGGTGAACTTGAATATCTTGTTTTTCCATTTGAGGTAATAGGCCTCCATCTTCAACTCATAATCCCAGCCACCGGTCTCCTGGTTGTAGGTGGGGTCTTGTTTCTCCGTCACCTCGAACAGTCCGTCCGAGGTTTTGGCACCCAGCGGGAAGAATACGGGTTCTTCAAGAGAGAACTTCAATATGATGTAGTCCTCGCCCATCAAAGTGAACTTTCTCTTGGAACCTTCGTTCACCTCGGTGTCTAAAATGATGTTATCCTTGTATAAGATTTCCATAAAGATTCGTTTGCACAAACATACAAATTAATTTCCGATTTACAAAGTCACGAGCGATTCTTTGGGTTCGGCTCGTCACATTTTAACGAAAGTTTCGCAAGTCCGTTGAGATACTGCGTGAATGAACTGCACGAGGTGTACATAAGGTGATACACATCATCCTGCCACTTCGTTTTCAACGTAAATGCGCCCTTCTCCAACTCCTGGCAGAAGGATTGGTAGCGGGTCAGATACTCCGCCTTGTCCTTGGCCGTGAGATTGAAGATGAGCGTCAAAGAACGTTCGTCCACCTTGGGATTATCGTTCAACACTCTTTTTCCATGTTCCAGCCGTGACTTGTTCTCGATATACGACTTCATGGTGTTGGGTGCCATGAGCGTGGCGAGCGACTGGTCGGCAAGGCTCACCCCCCACGTGAGGTAAGCGTCCTTGCCATTTATCCAAAGTTCATTTTTCATAAGTTATTCGTGTTGTTGATTATCTTATCCAATTTATCATTCATGTTCAACAGAGGCTTGGTGTACTTGGCGATGTCCTCCAAATGGGAGTTCGTAATAACGCTCTGCACCAATATGTCGTTCAGCGTGCCGTTGCGGTCTTGGTCGAGTGAAAAGATGCTCTCCAGCAGCACCACGCCCCTCACGGCTTGGTTGCGAATCTCTTCACCCGCTACTTGGAGAGCCGTGAAGCGTCCGTTGAGTTCCGATGCCGTGTCCTCGCTCATGCTTTCGTATGTCTTGGCCGATGCCGACTGCGAGTAAGTCGAGTCATATCCGGTTATCTCGGCTATTTGGTCACGGATGGCAAACCCCTTCTCGGCCAATGCGTCCCACTCCTTGGTGAGTTCGTCCATCTCGCTTTGCGTGAGTTCGTTGTCCGAATAAGCATAATCGGCCCACTTGTCGTAGAACGCCTGCAACTCATCATCCATGAGGTCGGAAATCTTCGCATTGAGAATGGCTTGCATCAGATAGTCCTTGAAATCATCGGAAAAATCACTTGCTGACTTGTCCATATCCATCAGACTGTCGATGAAGGAACTTCGCAGAGAATCAAACGAGGTCTGCGTGAGCGATTCCTTCAACTCGTCCGAAATGTCCGACAAGGAACCGGCAAGGTCAGCAAACTGTTCCCAATACTCGGACTTGTCGTACTTACCTTGGTCGAGCATGAGGTTCCACATATCCAGGTTATGCGTTCTGATGTAGTCCATCTCTTCGGGGGTCAGTTCGTAGATGTCCGACAAGGACTTCACCTTGCTCACTGCCGTTCCGTTGGCCTGCGCATACTCCGAAAGTGTTTGGTTAATGTTTGCGTAGTCGCTGTCCGAGAGATTCCAATAGTAGGCATTGGAGTGATGCGAGCCGTGGTAGCCCATCTGCGTCTCGAGTATTTTTCGGGTGTTCTCTATCACCGCCTCCTGCGCTTGCATGGCTTCCGTAGCGGACGAGATAGCCTTGGCCCCAGATGTCTTGGTAATCTCTTCACGTAACTTGTCCACCGAGTTGGCAAGTTGCTCGTTGCTCTTCGTCAAAGTCTCGGTCATCTCCTCCACGTACTTCTTGTTGGAACCCGACCAATTGCCCAAAGCACCGAAGGAGAGGGTGGAGAGAATATTCCCCACACCCGACTTGACAGAGTTGAACACCGATGTCACTATCTTTCCGTTAAGAGCCGTGTCGAGAATACCGTTCACCGCATTAAGTACGGTATCTATCA